AGATTGGAAACCTTCATGCCGGCATTATGTTCAGCCACATACTTCTTTATCTCATCATATGTAGCCTTAGTCTCTGCAGATGTTATATCCATATCATCAAGTTCAATCGTGACATTAATTAATCATCCGGCTTTTGTTTCAGTTGGGACAAAAGAACAACCGTCTCAACGTGAACAGTTTATCTATGGTTCACTTTTCATTGCTTTTTACAGCTTTTAAACTCTTATAACATAAGTAATTATCAGGCGTTCAGTTTGTTTGTCTTTTTAAGTCTTTCACGTATATTTCTATGTCGGTGGCAAATTGGTGGCAATGCCACCATATTCGCATCAAATAGCAATTAGATCCTTCCATGTTGCTGATCCACATACCCCATCAACATCCAGACCTCTTGATTTCTGATACTGTTTCAGAGCATATATGGTATTATCTCCTGCTTCCCGGTCAAGGTCAAGGTCTTTTTTATTTTTTCCTTTGAATCCACGTGATTTTAGAATCTCCTGTAACAAAAGTACAGAGGTATTCTTGTCACCAGCTTTTACAGTTTTCGGTTCAAACATATATTTCTCTCCTATCTGTGTAGTATTAGATGATGTATTCTCAGTTTTTGCAGGTGCGGATGCATCAGATACAATACTATAATCCGGTGTACAGAACTTAGTTCCGGGCATCTGACTATTGAGGTAACTTTTAGCACATACACCGCCACCATTTGCGATAATACCTGATGCTCCACTCGTGTTACCTTCAATCGTATAGAAACGATCACCGATTACGGCGGTAACAAGTCCTGTATGGGTAAATGTACCGTTATGATAAAAGATAACAATGTCACCGATTTTCGGGTTTGCGTTCCGGGTAAACAAATTTCCCAGTGTTGGACAGTACACGTAAGGCCAGTGTTTCAGCAATTTTTTAGCTTTTTCCAGACCAAAGGCTTTCATGAAACACCAAGATACGAACGCCGCACACCAAGGCTGTCCCTGATAGGATGGTTCTATATCTCTCCAATATTTTGTATAGTTAGCAGATCCTGCATTTGCTGTTTTACTGTCAAGCTGACTGTTTGATTTTTTCTCCAAATAGCCCTCTTCGTTTTTCGCAATCAGGATAACTTTTTCAATAGCTTTATCCATTGTCGTTTCCCCCTTATTCTCATTTTTTACAGCAGCAGTGTAATCTTTATAAAATACATTTCTGTCTACTGTTCCAGCAATCCCCGGTATCTTTGCTTTGCTGGAATACTGCCAGCCAATACCAGCGGCAGGTTTTAATCTGATCTGCATTGTTCCATCATCCTGTGACGGATAAGCAGCTAACCAACAATCATACTTTTTCGCATCCTCTGGAAGCTGGTACTGATACCAAGAGTACCCGCAATAAATGCCAAACTGATAACCGGCTTTAATGATGATTTCTCTGAATGCGTTAATCATCTGCATCATAAGATGTTTTGACAGATTCTCCTGACACTTATCTTCAATATCCAAAAACACAGGATAATCCAATTTTCGTCTATTCAGAACTTCAATTACTTTTCTTGCTTCATACTGAATTTCTGAAACATTGACTGCATAACTATACTTGTAAACACCGACAGGAATGTTATTGGCGGTACAGCCTTTATAATTTAATTCAAACGTACTATCAATAACATTACCCTTTTCTGTGATCCGCAGGATGGCGAAGCCCATACCGTAGTTTGCTACGGTGGGCCAGTCAATAACTCCATTCCATCTGGAAACATCAATACCCTTAATCTCCACAGTCCTACCCCCTATTTTTTCGGTTCTGTGTATTCAAGTGCCTGTGTACTATCGGTGATTCCGGCAGTAGTAGGATCCGTAACTACTCCAAGAATTACCAGTATACTGAACACTGCATTGACCACTTCTAACAATTTATTTCCCAGATCACCCAGATCAATCTGGATGCCAAACACAGATGCAATTACCTGAATCAACAGGAGTACTGCCGGGATAAATGCAACCCAGAACGCTTTATTCTTAATTCTTACAAGCCAGTTAATTTTTTTCATGACTATTCCCTTCTTTCTTCTTTAAGTGCAATTCTTCAATCTCATGTTTCATTTTTGTAATCATACCATTACCGCCAAGAGCATGATATGCATCATACATCTCACAAAAATTTTGATAAGCGTAGGATGGAATATCACCATCTGTCATATAACGGTCATGGTATTCAATTAATTGTACTTTCAGTAACAGCATGGTCCCTTTACTGTTCGCATCCCGGTCTTTTTTCTGATTCTTCAAGAGCCAGACAATATAGCCCAAAAGAACCGGTAATGCAACAGTATATGTCTGCATGAGTATTTCTTTCACTGTTTCACTCTTTCTCCGGTTTGCGCCGGCGCAATTTTGGATAAAATAAAAAGAACCTTTCGGTTCCGCTCTGATTCTTCTCATAAATTTCTCCAAAACAAAAAGAGAGCATTTCTGCTCCCTATATTGCATATTTATTGTGAGATGCTTTCACATCCATCTTTAGATTGCAATTTTTCTTAAAACACGTTATTCTTATGCATAAATGCAATATCAGCTTCCAAATAACAATCCTTCTTTACGTTATTAAAGAATTTTTCATGTATACATCTATGACTCAATTTAATTACTAAATTATATTCCTCACTTTCATAGTTAATATCAACGCATTCTCCATGGGCAAGTTTATTTCTCACATTAACCGCTTTAGCTAAAATATTTTCATCATACTTTATCCCTTTTTCGCCGCAAAACCACGCAATTTGTGAATAAGTATCCGAAAATACAGTATTAAATAACTCGTTTAATATCGTTCTCGAAATAGAGTCTAATTTTTCTGATGTCAATTTAACTCCATAAGATTTTTTCGTTATCTTTTTTATGGCACTATTTATATCATCATATCCATTTGGTATAGTCGCATGCGCAATTTTAAATTCATCTTTCACAATTTTTTCTATAACCTTAAACATCGCAAAATATGACTCTTCCGCATTCTCTAACAAAACCATATATTTTAAAGCCACCGAATACAATCTTAATACATTTTCAAGCAATACCTTTTTTCCTCTAATTCTCTTATATTGAGAATCTAATTCTTTTAGCTTCAAAATTTTTTGTGTGCTGGATTCTATATCAATTGGTATAATCTCCATATTTGAATCTTCCGTCATAATCTCTAATTCATATGGAACCTGTGTGATATACACCAGAAAATCTATTGCATGCCTCATTATTTTTTCAGCTTCTTTTTTATTTTTTTCCGTTACCAAATCAATGCAAAAATAATCAGACTCGCTGCATTCATCAAATGCCGATTTATACATTGTAAAACAACACCCATTGAGTTCAAATCTACACTTATTTCTAAGTTTTATTATATACGAAAATTCATTATTTCCCTCATTTGGTACTACTACATTTGCGCGATAATGTTTCATCCTTTGATTCGTCCTTTTTTTTATTTTTATTATACAATAAAAAAGAACATATTTTCAACAAGATGGTTTTCTCCTTATGTGAAAAAATATAATTTCTAACACTGTCGAAAAATGTTTAGTTAACTAAAGCCACCTTTAGTTAATTACTCTAAATTCAGTGCTTCTCGAATCGCTTCCAGATCATCTGTTGTCAATGCTGGATAATCCGCTGCGATGTCCTCGAATGCTTCGCCGTTCTTAATTCTGATGCGAAATGCTCTTACCATGATTTTTAATTTGATTCCACTAATTGTTTTCATTCTTCTCCTCCTATAAAATCTGCTAACATCAAAATGACATCGTCTGATGCAGATTTGAGTTCACCTGTAGTTGTTTCTAAGTTACTGATTCTTTCTTCTGGCGTAGGTTCAGGCTCAGAGTATACTGGATCATCCACAAGATTCCACACCTGTGTAATTTCGGCTTCTGTTTCCATCCAACTGGATTCGTAGTGTTTGCCAGTTTCTACATCTGTTGGCATGTCTGTGTAGACCACAGGTTTATAACCTAATTCTACCAGCTTATCAGCGGACGGGTTGTTTACCGTGCAGTTATGCCATGTCACTGTTTTCGGCGCACTGTGTAACATTCCATTTTGTAATTTTGCGTACAATTTATCACCTCCTCGTTAATCCGAAGTATGGATTTTTATTTTTTGCGATATTTACTTTTGCCTTGATAGTATCTGGTTTTAATGTGACTGTTCCGTCGCTCGCTATTGTTGCCAGTCCAAGATTAGCACCCCACTTGCTATAGCAGACGATATAACTAATATCATACGCGTAATATGTTTTCGTGCTATCAACAGCGATATCTTGTGCATACGCATTAGCTGATTCGCTGTAAGCGTTTAAATCTATTAAATTATCATCTTTTTCCGTGACCGCACTTGTAAGCATCGTTCTTCTGCGGCTCATAGTGACACCGCCTTACTTGACAGGAGCGAATCAGTTAATCTACAATCATCATGACTGACTGACTGACTGACTGACTGACTGACTGACTGACTGACTGACTGACTGACTGACTGACTGACTGACTGACTGACTGACAAGATTTTGTGTTATTTTGTGTCTCATGTCAATTACCTCCCGTATATTTCTGCTTCAATATTTTTAACCCAGCCAATACCGATTTCGGTAATTGCAGGTATCTCTTCTTTTGTCTTTATGTAACCAGGATGAAACGCTCCCCATGAAGTTAACGTGCCCTGCTCATATGTATTACCATAAGGAATATAAAAACATCTCCAAAATCCACTTATATTTTTTATAAAAAGTTCCGCAGGATAATTGCCACGTATTTCGCCAATTGTTTTTTTATTAATGCTAATGTCATTATAAGTGGCGACGTTTCTTTCACATGTCTTTATTCTCGCGTATATTTCATCCACAGAAAATTGATTTCCATCATTATCAGTAGTTATGTGAACGTCATTATTTGAACTAACATCGCTAGATGTTAGTGTCTTTAATAATTTCCATTCCTTCATACTTTCTCCCTCACTTTCTAAAACTCGTCTTCTCTCCATATCAGCTCACCGCCCAACTCTGGTACGCAAGACATCCTTCAAGGATGCTGATCTCGTACACTTTATTTTTTTCGACGGTAAATCCGTCAGGGACTGATACATTTGCAGGATGTACAAGTTCTGTTGCTGTAGCGCCACTTTGGAAAATGAAATGATATTCGTTAGCTATGCTCGTGTCTGATGGTGTTGCAAGGGTGTATGTGAGACTTGACATTTCTGGAAAAATGTACAGCTTGTTAGGCTCTATTTCAGCAGTAGAATCCGAAGATGTCTTCTCTATTCGGACAGGTACACCAGACGTGCCGTCCAGACCGTCATTTCCGGTTACCTTTCCGACGTCAACCTCTGTGCCGTCGCTGTAGTCAATCTGCAAATGTCCGTCTGTTTTAATCGTTACAGATGTGATTCCGCGACCGTCTTTACCAGGTTCACCCTTCAGACCAGCTGGTCCCTTCTCGCCTTGAGTACCAGCTTCTCCCTTCTCGCCTTTCTCGCCTTGCGGGCCAGCCGGACCCACTGGTCCTTGAATTCCCTGCTCACCCTTTTCGCCTGTCGCTCCGGGCTCGCCTTTGGGTCCAGGATCTCCTTTGGGTCCTTGTACACCGGGTTCGCCAGGATCGCCCTTTTGTCCTGCTGGACCTTGTTCTCCTTTCGCTCCTGTGTCGCCCTTTTCGCCCTGTGGTCCTGGGCTGCCTGCCGGTCCGGTAATTTCCGCTAAGGTGACCAAGTCGGTCCATTCGCTGTCACCTGCATAACGCCACTGGATTGTAGTTCCGGATTTTTGTAGCTCGATTTCCCTTGCATCTGCTCCGGAGCCAGAGCCGTTTCTGATAATCACTCTGGACAATTCCTTTTCCCCGGACATGAGTTTGAGGACGCTGTTCTTATAATCAAGAGCGTCCGCTTTTCCATCCGCGATCTGATTTACCGTCGACATAATGTTTTCCAGTGTTGTCTCTCCATTGCCGCCAACAGCTTCCGGCTTTGGACGTGCTTTAACCGGAATCTTGATGCGGTACTCGGTGTTTCCGGAATTTCTAGTCGTCAAAAAAACAAACGCATAAATGTTATAATTCTGATCGCTTTCTTCGTTTTCCAACATGGAATCAGGAATTGGCACATCTGTTACAGAATCTTTCGTTGTTCCTATTCTTGTTACAGATGTCCCGCCTGTTTCTTCCAGCGAGAAATGAATCTCTACTGCCTTCGGAAGATTTAAGCCCTGAATCCGGAGGATCTGTCCGTAATCATACTGCCAGACATTTCGAACCCGGCAGTACTGCTCTCCGTCCTGAAATACTGCTACTATGTTACTCATTTTTTCCCTCCAATTGTTCCTCTAATTTACTGATTCTTTGGCATAAGTTGTTAATTCTTTCATTCTGATCCTGAATAACTTTCATCATTGCCGGAATCATTACACGGAAATTCCAGTCTTCCGGTTCTCCTGCTTCGTTCAACTGTGTTGCTTCCGGAAAAATATCGTAAATATCTTCGGCATAGAATCCAGGTATTTTTTTGCCACTAAGCCAGTCAGCAGGATCCAGATAGCCTTCTTTATACTTGAACCATACAACAGGTATACTTAGAATCTTTTCTGCTTCCTCAATAGTCATATTCGATACATGATCTTTGTATCTTTTTGAAGAACTTGACAAATAGGCCACACTTGAACCATCGGAAGCAAATACCATATGTCCACCAGAACTTACATGTTGCAGATTAAAGAACTGAATCCTGTCTGTTCCATCCGAAATACTACTTGTTCCGCAATATATCTTTAATCCTTTTCGTATTACTAAAGCGTTTGATTCTGATGTTAAAGTAGCATTTCCTATCTGAATCTTTCCAGATGCGTATAGTTTAATTGCACCATTGCTTGATTGCAGATATGTGCTATTAACAGTCCATCCACCAAGCTTCGCTCCAATAGCATATAAATCAGTAATGCTCAGCTTGCTCGCCGTAATGCTGTCAGATTTTATGTATGATCCATTTATATATACTTTTCCATTCTGTAAATAAATCCCCTGTGTCTGTCCATTATTTGTCAGAATGTTAAATATCTGTTCCTGGGTCAGGTCACCTGCGTCTTTACCATCTTCTCCATTAGAACCACGCACGCCAATGATGTGCGGCGTTGTGCTGCTGGAAGTACCGTTTGTGTAGTAAGTTGTCTGATATGACCACAAATACGGCTCACTTGTTGTTGGGCTTTGTACTGAAATTGTCCATCCACTTGTATATGTATATACATAATTGGATTCGGAAGTTGCGAGATAATAGGTTGTGACAGAGGAAATGCCATTTCCTGTAGCACCGGTTGCACCTGTAGCGCCCGTAGCACCAGTGGCACCAGTCTGTCCCTGTATTCCTTGGATTCCTTGCTTCTGCTTTGCAATGGCAAATATCTTTTCGGCCGTCAGGCTTCCTCTTGTCACAGTAACTTTTACGGTACCTGTATCTGCTCTTAACCCGGTAACTGTATACGTTTCCCCGGAAGAACTACCATACACCCCACTTGATGCGCTCCATTGAATAATAGATGTTTTTGTAACATCTTCTGAGCCATAGAGAACCTTTACAGTAGTGCTGCATGATGGAAAAGAAGTATAATCCCCATCTTCATCTGTTGGGATTCCCTGATATTCATTCGATAAGATCACATTCAAAGTCCTGAATTTACCAGATTCTGCCGCCACAACATCACTGATATTTTTTCCTTCCAGAGAAAATTCAGTTGCTTTAATATAGACATTCCCGTCATCATCAATCTTTAATGTGACCTGTCCATCTTTATCTGTGACATTCAGTCCTTTACCATTAATCAATTTTCCTGCTAAAACGCCAGACAGGATATAGCTTGCATTTATATACAGTTCACCGTCCTGAATATAAATACCTTTATTTTTCCCATTGTTGGTCAGCTTATTGAATATTTCTGGCTGTCCAAGGCTATTATCGTAATTGTCAATAGCATCCTGCACATCGTTACTGTCTACATATCCCGGGAAAATCCAGTCTGTCGAAACGAATGTTCCGCTTTCGCGTGCAGTCTTACAGATTTTGACCTTTCCTTTCCCATCTTCCATGGACGTTACCCACATGTCACCTTCGTCATATGGCGGCGTAGGTGTAATCAAAAACACTCGTCTCTTCCCGTCTGCGGTATCTTGTGCCGTTGATGCAGCATCAAGTGCGACTTTTATGTCAGGATCATCAAAGTTTTCCCAACTATAAACATCTTCAATCTTGACGAAACGGAACATTTTCTTAGTAGTGGTATTGTAGAAAATATCATCAAGGTGTTTATCCTTTGTGTCTGTATCAGCCCATTCAGATGCAGGCACATTCTCAAGTGTGGGATCATATGCGTAAAAGTACTGAGTACTTACGTCTATACCATCTATTACAACTGAGTCGACGTAGTTCTTTGCCGACTCTTTAGCTATTTCTTCAAGAGTTTTCCCCCTCAACTGAAAAGAATTTGCTACAATATCCACACGTCCGGTTGCAGTATCAGCTTTAAACATGATGTTTCCATCAGGAGCCAGAACAGTAAAGGCTCCAGCATTGATCCAATCCGCATTAATCCCAATACTATTCAAAATCTTTGTTATCATGGTACCATCTACGAGAAGCCCTGCATTCCATGTATTACCGCCATCTGTACTTACTGCCCATCCTTTTCCATTAAGTTCAAATACAACTTTTGATTCTTCTAATGTCGGATGGTCACACATATAATACGCCTTGCTCCCATCTTCTAGCGTTTTGATAACCGGATAAAGACCTGCCTGTTCTTTCATTGCTTTTTCCAGTTCTTCCATAGCCTTTACCCATTCAGTTTTATTCTTACTCAAATGTTTTCGCAAATACTGATAAATTTTCGTTGCTTCTGAAAATCTTTCGACACTATTACGTAGTGCTGATTCTGCGTCATTTGACATTTGATTATCCGCATCAATAGAAAATACAACATTGGTAAAAAAAGTCTTATATGACTTTAATTTACGGTCATATACTATTGCCCCATCCCCTGCTTCAATCGTAGGGTCTTGCAATGAACTGACACCCATTGGCCTGAATCTCAAACCAACTACACGTCCGCCAATCATTGAAACAATCTCTGCGGCATTGTCCTTATTGATTAACTTATTCCCATCAATAACAGAAGCATATCCATCTGGTCCAGACTGAAATGTTACCTGATTAGAGTTCTCATCTTCAGTCACAACCCTTACACATGTGATTACAACATCATCCATGTCCACATTTACATCCGTGACAACATTTGTCTGTAAAGTATGTATATTTGTACCTGCCGACAAGTCAGACATATTATACCAACCAGCTGATAACTGACCACTTTTATTACATTTCCAAAAATGACCAGAAATCTGACCAACCCACGTCAAAACATCACGGAATGTCATAGTGTTATCATCTGGTTTTTCTTGAATTGCATAATTGTAATACTCAAACTGTAGAGAATCTGTTGCTAAAGTCACACCACAGCACCTACATGCGTCCTGTACAATCTGTAATAGCGTTGCAGGATATGTAAGATTACTCTTGCTGTAATTAACATCAAATTTATGCATGTTATCCAAGCATTCCAGTGTAATAATATCACCATCATAGCTTGTATCATTTACTGTAAACACACCCTTAGAGACAGCTTCAGTCTTACCAGAAAAACTCAATGACACTTTTACATTTGAGATTTCAGCGCCTGTAAAATCGTACTCAGTAAAATCATCATACATGTTATTCAGTCTTAATGTGAACTTCTGAACTATTGCTGAACCTATATCAAAACCACCCGTACTAGATGTGGAATCATCAATTACAAAACCATTATCCCACAGTTGACTGTCGTCAATGGGGATTGACTTGCCAGATGCTAATGTAATTGTACAGGATCCTGAAAAATTTCTGTTATCATTTTCTAATGCTGCTTTAAATGCGGCTGATACATTAATCATTTTTTATTACCTCTCAATCACATCAAAATCAAGTGTGGAATAACGCTCATGACCTTTCGCCCACCATTTCACATTTGCTTCCATATCACCGGTATAAAATTCTTTTGTTACGTCAGTACCAGCTAAAGGATCCCAGTAAGTTACCATTACATATTCTGGATCAAATGCAACAAGAATCTGGTGTATCTGCTCTTTTGTCAGATTTACCCAACCAAGGCTCAGGGTACGCTTTTTTGCAAGCCTGTTCTTATGCATCTTGACATCCTGTGTTCTTCCTGCATTCTTCGCAGATACATCTGATTTTTTCCATTTAAACTTGGAAACTTCCTTGGGTAGTGTCACACCACCCACTTTGATTACAATGTTGTCCATGTGACACCCCCTGTCAAATTGTCTCAGTTACCGCAAAACGGTAATCATATTTCTTTTTGCCATTGCGAACCACCTTGTACAGCGTTTCGCTGTCGGCTTTCAGTGTAAATTCAAGAGTAACTTCTTTTTCAGAATCATCCCTTTCAAGGATTCCGCTGGCATTGAATGCATCAAGTACAGCTTCAAATACACCATTCCTGATACCTTCAACAATCTGGTTATTGTTGGCTACTGCGTTTCGGCTTCCCATCTTACCAACCATCTCAGGCCCTGCTTCGTTTGCAATGAACAGCTGTCCCATTTCTGGGAAACCACCCTTTGCGTACCATTGCAGATTAAAACGTGGTAATGAAAATGAGAAATTACCAATACGGATGCTTCCACCTGTCCAGTCCCAACCAATGTGTGGCATAGGAATATGAACACTTGAAAATCCGTTTGCAAAGTTCTGAATGATACTTGATCCTACATCAAACAGGTTTGGAATAGCATTCCTGATTGTCTCAGGAAGTGTACCAAGAACACTGGTGAATGTAGAAACTTTTTCATTAAATCCATCTTTCAGGCCGGAAACAATGTCAGAACCTTTTTGTAAGACTTTGTTCTTGATGTTTCCAATTGCTTTCAGTACTTTACCAGGAATTTCTTTAATATAATTCAGGAACTTACTGATATTATCTTTCACACCTTTCAGCAGACCATCAATGATATATCCACCCTGTTCAGCCATAACGGTTGACGGTGAATGAATACCAAATGCGGCTGTAAAACCTTTCATGAATGGTGTGAAAATATGATCTTTTATCCATTCTGCAATGCCAACAATAGCATCCTTGATACCTTTAAAAATTCCTTTGACAACATTTCCACCACATTCTTCAATTTTCTTCTGGAAATATTTCTGTGCCCCAGATACTGCATCAGAAAGAAGTCCACCAAAAAATGCAGATAATCCGCCAAATGCAGCGCCAATAAGTTCAAAGAATCCGTCAGCTATGCCGTTCCAGTCAATAGCAGCTAAACCATCACGGACTTTTTCACCAATTGTCCACCAGTCAATGCCCTCAATCGTAGCTATGCCGAAATCAAAAACACCTTTGATTCCATCTGATATAGTTTGTCCTAAATTGACAAAATCAATGGTATTTACTGCATTATTGACAAAATCTGCAAGTGCTGTACCAGCACCTGTCCAATCGAAGTTATTGATGGCGGTATGGAAGAAGTCCAGAATGGTATTGATACCATTACCGAACGACTGACCAACTAACGCCCAGTCAGTTGTCTGAATGAAGCTGTTTAGTGTATCAGTGATTCCTGTTGCGATATTGCGTACAGTTTCCTGTATCAGGTTCCAATCCAGACCCCCCAGCGCACCATTGATACCATTACCAATTGCTTTTCCAAGGCTATCCCAATGGAAATTTTCGGCAAACGTATTTGCCATACCGAAAGCGGTATTGATGCCTTGAGCAAGGGTATTACCAACCAGTTTCCAGTCAACAGTTTCAAGGAAACCATTCAGGAAAGTGGCAACACTCTTTGCAATCTTGTTACAGGTGTTCTTGATCTTATCCCATGGAATGCTGTTCAGTGCGGCGTTCAGTTTATTGCCGACCATAGCACCGATTTCTGTAAAATCAGCATTCTTCCATGCCTGTTTAATCATGTCGGCAATCCCTTTAATCTTTGAAGGAATGCTTTCAGTCTCAAACATATCTGAAGGTGACAGACCACCTGTATCAGCTATTCCACTGTTACTGTCAGAACTGCTGTTATCATCCATTTTGTTGATCTGGTCAAAACTCAGAATGGTACGTTTCAATTCCTCATTTGCTTTTTTGGCATTTTTAGCTGAATTGGCATTACTGTTCAGGCTCTTGGCGTAATCTTGCTGAACTTTTTTCGCTTTAATGTAAGTTGTTTTACCTGTTAATGCACTCGTCAACTGACCAAATGTATTAACTACAGAAATAATCTTCTGGATCAGTGTATTCATAATAGGTGCGATCACATTCAAAATAGGTGCAAATGCTGCTGCAAATGCATTCTTTAACTGCGTCAGGGAAGACATCAGCATTGAAATACTGTTATTTGTCTCACCACTGTACTGTGCCAGGTTTTTGAATCCATCTACTAACGCACTTCTCAGCTTGTTCACCAAGGCAAAAAGTGACCTGATACCGAACGCATATTTGAGAATGTTTTTTAATCCACCGCCCAGTCCACCAGATGCTGATTTTGTTGCACCTGTGAACCTTCGTAAAACAGGAATACCGCTTGTAAACTTCTGTATGAGTGCGGCGAACGCACCAGATGTTCTTTTAATGACTGTGGTTACCTTCGTCAATGCAGACGCTGTACCACTGATAATTTTTTTCAAACCACCCCAGCCCTTTTGAGCAGCACTCAGTCCCAAATTTCCAAGACCTAACGTACCTTTACCAATTCCTTTAAAGATTTCTTTCGGTATAGAATAGCCCCTTGTAAATGCAGTACCGTTTGACTGCATTTCAGCCATTTCATTTTTGTACCCTTCAATCTCATTTTTGGCTCCCTGAATGTCATACTGTAATGACTTCCACGCTGAACTGTTCTTTTTCACACCAATTGCTTCGTACTTTTCCTGTTTTGCAATCAAAGAACTAAGCGTACCTTCTGCCTTTTTCATACCGGACTGCAATTCCTGAAAGTCCTGTGTAGGCACTTTTATTCCGGCCTTCACCTGATATTTAGTAATCGCCTGTTTCATTTTCTTAAACACAGAAACCTGCTTTTTCACTGACTCTGCCGCATCATCCATTTTCATAGCCTGTTTGACTTTTGATGTTTCAGACTTAACAGAATCACTGACATTTTTGGTCACTTTCTGGGCTTTTTCCATCTCTTTCTTGTAAGAAGATGTGGACGCTTCCAGAATGACTTTTAATTTTGCAAGTGTGTCACCCATACATTTTCACCCCCTTCCTGACAATAAAATAAGCAGGGTTACATCCCCTGCTGCCTTCGTCTGTTAAATTCATCAGCCCACCGTCTGCGCTTGTCCCTATAATCGGCAAGTTCTGCTTCCAGCTTCTGATGTTCATAATTTTCTTTATCTTCTTTGAATGTTTGTGGGTAAAAATCCCATGGATTACAAAGTTCAGCCTTTTCATTGAACAAGGTTGAAAGGTTCAGTGTCAGAGCCTTTGACAGAATAAAGTTATCACTGATCTGCTGTTTCCTATCTCTTGCTCTGCATCTGGCATAACTTTCCATCATATCCATGATCTCATTTAAAGTGGAATCCCAAAATAATTCAGGCCGTATTCCACAGTCTAATGCATCCGGGTAAATCACCCACAGATATTCGCTTGTGGTTGTTACAGTTCTTCGTCTGTTGCTTCCAGAATTTCCGCTGCCATCTTCGGCGTAAAAAAACCAGATACCGCCAGAGTCGGAATCACAACATTTTTGTACAGATCAATCTGACTTCCACCCTCTTCAACATATTTGTCAAACAGGTTCAGAATATCATCATACTTAACCCCATGTTCCCACGGAAGCATTGCCGCCTGGATGATAGTAAGCATTACAGATAATGCCGGCATATCATCCACCAGATGCATGACGTTACATTTATATTTATTTTCCAGCTTTTCAATATTGGACGCTTTAAGTTTCAGACGGTAATCTCTGCCACCTACTGTCCAATAATGAAAAGGCTTTCTTTTCTTTTTTTCTTCATCCAAATCTACAATTTTTGTTTCTTCTTCCTGATTTTTTACTTCTTCATCTAAACCGCCCATGTTATATCCTCCTGAATTTTCTTAATAAAAGACCCAGCATTATGCCGGGTCTGTATAAGTAATATCTGACTGTACCATCATGGTCACTTCAAATTCGATAGCACCATTGACACCGCCACCTGTACGCTTAACAGATACCTGAGCAGCAAAATCAATTGTGCTTTTATCGGCATCAGTTTCACGAAAATACAGTGTCGTTCCATCTTTATCTGCCTGTCTTAACACACGATATGGACAATCCGCTTTTGAATTATCATATTTGAATTTATATGTCATTTCAGGCAGATCACCGATACCTTTTTCATACTTCTTATGTGGATCAGTCAGGACCGTATTGTCCACCTTTTCCGGATCTGATCCAATATCCGGAATTTCTTTTAAACCCGGAAGGTCTGTATAAGTTGTTGAGCTTCCGGAAGGGGCAGTTTTAGAATAGCCCAGTTTTGCTCCATTTGCTAACATTTATCTTCACCTCTTTCTTAATTCCAGTACACTATGTCGGAACTCATATCAATGATTCCTTCATAGCGCATTACTTTATGTTTCAATCCGCTTGGATCTGGTGCATCACCGCAATAGGTTCTCACCAGACCTAAAGTAGAAACAGCAACATCAACTGCAAGGGCTGTATCAGATGTGCTCTGGTTGTGCCATATGTCAATTTTATATGACACCTTAGCCTTCTGTTCAGCGTTGTCAGTACGTTCCCACACGCTGTTATTTTCTTCTGCATATTGAATAGTTGGGAAGTTCGCCCAGTCTTTCGGATATGTGTCTGACACATTCTCAGTAACGGTGAGAAGTGCTGCATATACCTGATCTTTTACATTTTTCATCTTGTCACCTTTTTCAAATCTTTTTCGAGTGCTGCTTTAATTTCCTGTGTTACGTCATCCCTCAATTCTGCAAAAGCAGGATACATGAAAGGCTGCGCAACCTGACCTTTTGTATAATACCCAATGACTTCGCCGTCTTTCCCTTTTGCGATACCAAAGCCATACTGTTCGGCATCATCTGGTGACATTGCGTCAGCTGGTATCATCCAACCCGACTGGGAATATACAGGGTCAACGTCCGGGGATATACCGTTGTGATGCGCTTGTCCTGTGGGGCCAGTACCAAACTCAACATAAGGTGCATACTCTGAATTGGTGTATATCTCACTGTGAATCAAGTCTTCCTGTCGTTCTGTACTAACATGGATTGACTGTCTTAATGATCCACCCCCGGAACCATACCTTCTGACAGGACATAATTCTTTAGCTTGTGCCTGAATGCGTAAAGCCTGTTCGTGTACTTTTGACTGTAAACCGCCCTCAGCCATATCAACAAGTCCTGAAAATTTCTGCATCAGATCATCACTCATATCTTCTCCAACTCCATCTTTAGTTGTCGGTAAGGTTTAATTGCAATGATCCGGTAATCTGGATCAGATTCTTCATCAGAAAAAATACAGATTCCGTCCTGTTCTCTGAAAATCAAATCATTGCCGAAATCAAAAGAAGCACCCTGTTTTTCCTTTATGATCTGATACGCACCATCAAGTTTTAGGTTCAATATATAGTTCAGTCTATCTCCATATTGCTGAACCTGCACTTTACCGGATGCAGGCCACTGTTCCCCTACAAAGGGGACTCCTGTTCCCCATTCTTCTGTTGAACACCCCTCTTTATCTTTTTTTGAGATTCTCTTTTTCAGATAAAATGTGTTCAACCTACTTCTTTTTATTCTCATAAACCTTACCACCTACCCGACAAATACGATAACGATTAAGGGTATCAAAAATCTGCTTCGGTGCGTCATTGAAGTTATAGGTTTCTCCACCCTCTGATCTACTATTTTCACCCTCTGTCCCCATACGATTTAGAGCAATCACAGCAAGATCACGAACAGGCTTTTCAAGCGGCTGTATGATTTTTGTACGCATTGTATAAGCTAATACGAAAGATTCTGCATCATCCAAAAGAGTACCAAGCAATTCTTCATCCTGTTCACCGGTTAATATTGACACAATTGATACATCAGACGGTCTTACCATCCGCATTCACCCCATTTTCTGTTTTTCCTTTTCTTTTTGGTTTGGAATCAGTTACAACAGGAACTTTTGACCAGCCATCTAATAACAGCTGGTCAATAATTCCCTGTGAATCATCATCAATGATTCTTTCAACATTTTCCTTAATCAGAATCATTTACATCCCCTCACTCAGCGTCTTTGATTGATACAAATACAGAATCAATCTTGTTTTCAAGCACCCACAGATCATGATGTCTACGATAATTCATCTTCCAAGCATCTGCATCCTGGTTCTGATCCGGTGTAAAGATTTTCATTTTGTCCTGTTTTGTTACCGCAATCGGTGTAGTTCTTGCAGTAACGATAAAGTTGATGTCTTTTGCAGTAGTGCCTTTGATATAACCACCTGCTTCCTGACCTTTTGTTTTACCGTCATACAGGGTAATTGCAGAATACATTCTGTTTGACGGTACAGAAATAAATGGTACACCGTCAATAGATGGTACCTGCGTATTGATTCCACCCTGATAAAATGTCATTGCTGTAATCTTACCAGCGAGTTCCAGTTCCAATTCAGTAATGAAATCAGAGGTTGCCATAATAACGAGCGGACCATTGTATCCGCAATCACGAACAGCCTTGATACCTTCTTTTGCTTTTCTGAGGGCAGATGTGTTTGCTGCTCCAGGTGTATAACCATAAGTTACCATACCTGCTTTTTTTGCAGTGACCGCAGTAGATGCCAACTTAGAAATACGGTATGCATCAATCTCAGGTACCACGTGCACTCTCTGAAATTCTCCCATAACCGCAGCGGCAGTTGTCACAAAACCAGTTTCGTCAATATCCATTGCGTCAAGCTGGAATTTACGTCCTCTGTCCTGTGTCATTGTGAGTGTTTCGTATGCCATAGTAGCACCACCCATAACATACCCGTTGTCACGGTCATAGTTTGCGAGTCCCTGAACAGACAGTTTCGGGATCTTTACTTCTTTACCACCGCTGTAAATAACCTGTCCTGCATTGGCATCCATCCAACCAGTTACAGCTTCCTGTACAGCTAACTTATCAAGAGTACGCTGAAACAGGGTTTCAGTTGCTAAAGTATTAATAGCCATATATTTCACCTATCCTTTTCTTTAATATCCACGCATTAATTTTTCAACCTGCGCTTCCAGTTCTTTGTTACCTTCCGGTGCCTTCTTCTGAGGGTCGCCGCCTTTTAATTTTTCCTGAACTGCTGCTTCAACAGCTTCCTGAAAAATCTTTTCTACAGTTGCAATGGATTTATTGCAGCTGTCAGCGTCTGTATATACAAGGAGATCAGCAAGAGAAGGTGGAAGTTTCTTTTCAGCAAGTGTATTTTTTGCTTCTGCTTTCAACTCACTCTTTGTGATTGCTGCTTCTCTGTCAGCAAGTTCTTTTTCTTTTTTCTGCTGCATATACTGCGCCTTTTCATCTTTGTTCATTTTCGCCAGCTTTTCAGCTTCTGACAACTTATCGTTTGTCAGGGCTTCCCATTTTTCCTGTGCTTTCTGAACAGCAGTATGAATTGCTTTGTTGACTCTTCTGTCAAATTCTGCCTGGTTCCCTTCCCCTTTCAGGAAATCATCAAATGACTGTGGTTTATCATCACCAGACCCACTATCATCACCTTCACCGCTACCGGATCCACCACCGTTACCAGAATCATCACCGGAACCGGCACCATCTCCTTCTGCAAAAAGCTGTAAATTCATAGGAACCTTGCATCTGCACTGTGTAAGTGCTCTAAAAACTTTATTTCTCATATTTATCCTTTCCGCCCAACCTATTCCCGTGATGGGCCTGGGTCATTCGTCTTAGATTTACAGTTCTTTAACGTCTGCTGAAAAAAGACAAAATAAAAAGACCCTCAGGTCTCTACTTCTCAAGTGCTTTTGCTGTGGCTGTTTTCTCTGTCACAATTTCAACCACTCCTTCAGCCACAAGATGTTTCGCTCTTTCTTCTGTTACTTCCCAGACTGCACCTGGAAAACGCTGCATCTTCTCAATTGGCTGAGTCACATCATTAAATCTCTGAATACATTTAACTTTTACCATTGGTGTTTCCCCTTTCTATTCTTCATAGATAATCTCTAATCCATAGGCTACTGCGGCATTATGCTCTAATTTACACCCTCTGGCATTTTCCCAACCTTTACAGAAATAAGCCGCATGACATAAACTCATGTTTTCCAGAGATTTTGCAAGGAAACACAAAGGAATCTGAACAACACCACGTTCTTTCATCTTTTCTTTGCTGTACCACTCATCAGTAAAAAGAGTATTTACGATTTCATACCCTCTTTCTTTTAATGCTTTAATTGCTTTCTCTCTGGTTGCAATAATCTCTGCATCCGTCTTTCCAGCCATAGGCTGTGATAACATTGCTTTTTTCATGTTTTCTTCCTTTCTCTATAATCCTTCTTCAACAGCTCCCACTTCTCAGGCTCCTGGTATTTTAGTTTCTGGAACCCTGTAAATGATGCAGGTACACTATCAATACCTGATTTCTTATACTTCTGATATTGCGCTTGGTCAGAAGCCTTATTTTGTATTGCCTTTTCCTGCCCTTTCGCCTTCGGGTTATCTTTTACATATTTTTTATACCATTCCTCATAAGTCATGGAAGCTGGAACAAGTTCAGTTCTGCCCGTTTCCGGGTTCAGTGCTCGTCTTTTCAGTTTTTTTATATCATCCTCTGATACGACAGCAATAGTGGTACTTCTACACCACGGATGCATAGGTGGATAGTTCTTTCCAACCTGCCTGTCCTTCAGGAAAAACCTTTTCCCATCCAGTGACCGACATATCTCAGATGTACGCAAGTCCAAAGTCGCAAGAAACTGATACTTTTGCAGATCACATTCTTCATATGCTTCTGCATTCAGTTCCCCGGAAACAAACGCTGCTTCTGTACGAACCAAACGCCTTGCTTCAAAAATCCCCTGGTCAAATTTATTTGCAATAATTTTCACAGCTTCATTTTCAGGCCGCCCAGTAATCAGATCAATCAGTAGTTCTTCTTTAATTGCTTTTGTCAGTGTTTTACTATTCTTCCACAGACGTTCAGAATAGTGTTTTCCACTCCAAGGCATAGACATAACTTTATCAATCTGTTTCCTGTCTATATGAGCAAAACTGAAAGCATATGATGTATTGTGCTGTATCTCATAAATCTGTCTGTAATAAGAATCATTCGCCAGATCCACAAAAAAATCACCAGCAAGTATTTTTTCCTGTTGGTAAACATTGTTCATCACAATATCAAGTTGATTCTGTATCTGTCTTAATCGGTCAATTCTGAACTGATACGCTGGTGCATCCAGCTGTGCCAGTATCTCACGGTTTCTTCCATCCTGCTCTAACAGTCTTTTCAGTTCTTCCAATGAAGAAGAATCCTGTAACTGACTAATCAGCCGCCTTGCTTCTGCTTCTGTCAGACCATGACTGTTCTGATACCTGTCAAATATCTTTCTGGCTTCATATATCAGCCATTTAGATGCTTTTCTATATAACGTGGCTATTTCATCCGCTGTCTGTTCAGCATCACTCATATGATGATATATGAGATAATTTGCCCTATCTATCCAGTATCGTTCATTATTCATTTACCTTTCCATCTTTCTTTTTAGGATCCTTTTTATCATCCTGACTGCTATCAGGTTCATCAGAATCAGATGTATCTGTATCATCCGGTGGTGTGTTTGCTGTCATAGAAAACATTTCCTGCTGCCGTTTCAAATCATCCTCTGCTTCTTTCTCCACAGTCTTCAGTTCTTCTTCTGGATCATCCACAAAAGGAATCTGGGCCAGTAACGTTTTCTTTCCAACCTTACCCCACAGATTAGATACAATCTGACTGATCTCTAACAGATTCTTCGGTAATGCCCTGGTAAATGTAGGAACAATACCGGCAACATCAAAACTGATTCCCTTATTTGCATAAAAATTAGCAAATATCCTCAGTCTCTTTCTCAGACCCTTTTTGTAATACCGGGTCTTGATCTTGGTTATATTTTCCATCCCCAGCAGCTTAAATTCCATAGCCACCCCGGAAACATTACCACCAAAACTCTCATCCGACATACAAGGGATATGTGAAAACTTATGGATATCCTGCTCAATAGCTTTCTTCAGGATCTCAACGCCGTTTTCATCAAAGGTTCTTGTCAGGTATTCTGCTTTTGTACCGTCAGGCAGTTCCAGAATCTTCTTTTTCTTCAGTTCTTCCTGTGCTTCGTCAGCAGAATCACTGATCTTGTTCCCTTCTTCGTCATACTCATCACCATCTGATAACAGTGTTCCATATATAGCAAGGATAGCATCAACAAACTGTTCCTTGTCCGTCACACGGTCACTCATTAATGCGTTGTATGCATCAATTAATGGTATCTGAAGTTCAAAATCACCCAGTCCCATCTTGTTGTTTAGATACTCAATAATAGGAACTTCACCTTTATAATGTGGTTCAGCCTGTTCATAGGTGGGCTGAATACCATCAACGTTCTGGATGTTCAGAATATACTTGTAATGTTCCGTAACTACAGTAGCAATATACTTTATATCTGTCCGGTCAGAATCATCACGTTTTGCATAGTAATATACAGCAAACAGTTCATTCTGCTCAATCGTATCATCATACACAACAAAGGTGTTCGCTGGTGACAAATTCTTTATCATCAGGTCTGTTTCATCTTTTTTGGTGTAGATGTATTCATAAGCCCTGCCAAAAATAGATAAGTCCAGACCGTTGTCACCGTCAGCTTCATCTGCTCCGGCGTATTCTAACTTATCCGTCAGGTCTGTGATATCTGTCTGTGCCTTATATGTAACCGGGTTACCGATAAAGTATGAACTGGCAGTATCAGAAATATCCTTTGCATGGTTGCATACCAATTTGTTCTCCCGGTTCTTATCATTCAGGATCTTATGTTTTCCCTCATAGTAGTCTTCAAGAGTAATCAGGTGATCCACAAGACTCCTGTGTTTTAATATCAGGTGTCGGATAACCTGCTTATCAATACTCAATTCATTCCAGTTCTCAGCTGGTAATGTAAATACACGCATAACTATCAACCTTTCATAGTTTTCAGCTTTGCCAGCTGATTACTCAAAATCGTATAAACAAAGTATCTGGCAGCATCCATTGCATGATCGTGCTGTTTCACTGGTTTATCTTCTCCCCTGTCTGCCGCCTTTTCATCCCAGATGTATGACTGAAACTCAGCAATAGTGTTTTCGCAGCTATTGCAGAAGAACAGCTTTTTAAGGTTCAGCAGTGTAGCAACCAGCCTGATACCATCCAGTACATCATTTCTTGCTTTCAGTACTTTATATTTTCGTTTTCTCAGTTCCGCAATAAAAGAAGCAGCTGATGGGTCCACAATCATTGCCCTGATTTTGGTATCACCCAGCCACTTTTTCAAGTCTTCTGCATATTCTGCATCAGTTTTCTGTTTTGACTTGTCACGTCCTGAATAGTAATATTCCCGGATGCAGTACCAATTCCCATCAGTGGCTTTATTCCATAACAGGAATACAGTAGCGTTCTGGGTACCATAGTCACATGACACATACCTGCATGAAGGATTATTTATCAGCTTGCCTTTAATCTCATCATACTTAACAACATGTTCATCTTCACTGAACATATCATAAATAATTCCCTCAGCAACAGCCCATAACCCAAGGATATACCGCTTATAGAACACCCCGGTGTACATGCTCCTGTATCTTGTCTTGATTTTCTCAGACAATGACAGGTTATCATCCATTGTAAAATGCAGATACAGGATGTTCTTTTCCTTGCACTTATTTATCCAGTTCTGTTTGAACCAATGGTACGGCCCGTCAGGGTTACAGTTGAACCACATCTTTGAACCATCAACAGAACAACGTCCAGTAGCCTGATTGACAAATGATTCTGGCATCAATGCCACTTCATCAAAGAACACACCAGCCAATGTAATACCCTGCACCAGATCCTGTGACCTTTCATCTTTACCGCCAAAGATGTAGTAAAAGTTTTCTACATCCCCACGACTGACTACCAGAAGGTTATCAGCTCTGTGATCTGTAACTGAATACCCTCTGCTTCGTAACATCAGCTTCAGCCAGAACAACACATTTCGTCTGAATGATCCGATAGTTTTACCACACATGCCGAAGTTCTGCCCGTCAAAATTGGACATTGACCACATGACAAAGGATAAGCACATTGATATTGTCTTTCCTGATCTGATAGCACCATCTGCAATTATTCCATCTGCATCTTTTACAGGTGAGTTATCACACCACCAATTCAATACCTTGCGTTGTTTCTTTGAGAATGGCTGAAACTTAAATACCTGTTTCTTCATCATTCCAATCCTCTGCTGCTGATGTATTTAATGCTTCCAGGAATCCATCATCCGCTGTTTCTTCAACATTTGTCTGTAATTTCTGTCTTACATTCTCCGTATGAATTTTAATCTGTTCAATTCGTACCCTTTGTTCCTCAGTTCCTAAATCCATATGTTTTGATAACCATTCAAGGGCCTTCATACGATCAGCAAGTTTTATACTGCTACCATTTCGCCCATGTTTTATCTCGGTCAATATAGTTCCATCTATTCCTGTTGATTCTTTAAATCGAACTGTGTTAACTATTTGTGTTAATTGTTTTTCTTCACCTGTATCGGGATCTTTAATTTTAACAGGTCCATACATGGACATTACTGGTTCTTCCTCTATACCAAACTCTACATAATCAGTTATATCTGCGAAAGCTATATCCATGTACTTCTGAAAGATATCCGCTTCTGAAAGGAACTCTCTGTTAAGGCGTTCCTGCTTCAGGTGGAAAATTTCTTCTTTTACCCTAACATTTCCTAACATTCTCGGTCCTGCTACCACTGCCGTTTCATAACTGCATTGATATGCTTTCTGATATGCTTTTGTTGCATTGAAGCACCGACTATAGTAAACACAAAAAAGCCGCTGTTTATCAGTTAAGTCAGGATTTTCTATTATCTGTTTTACTTCACTCTCAACTGATTCGTTTTTTACCTGAACTGTTCGTTTTCTTCTTTTCCGAACGTTCGTTATTTTTTCCGAACGTTCGTTATCCCATTCATACGTATGTTTCCATCTTCGAATAGTTCCTTCTGGAATATCAAGTTGTTCTGCTATATCTTTTAGTTTCATCCCTTGCCGATATAAGACAAAGGCATCATCAACTAATTTATTCTTTGCCTTTGGCAAGATTTCTCACCGTCTTTCATTCTTATAATCGAAAAGTCCGGGAAGCTGTAAAAGAGGAAACAGCTATATTTCCCGGACAAAGTAAAAAGCACATCCCCATGACAAAAGGATATGCTTCATGTCTAATTGAACAGTCTACACAATATCAGCTTTCCTGACTCACATTCAAGTCAAATCAGACTGCTTTTATATCAACTCTGACTCAGATTATGTCATTTATTTTCTGATGTAACTAGTTTTGTAACCAATTGTAACCAGTTTGTAACTCATTTTACACTAATCAGTTACACTCTCAGCCCTTGATTTTACTGGGTTTCCGACATTTTTGTAACTAATGTAACTAATTTTTACTATATACTATTATATATATTATTTTTATTACTTCTTACTGATATACATTTATATAAAAAAATATTTATAATAAGAACATTGTCAAAATTAGTTACATTAGTTACATCCAGTAAAATCAAGGGATAAATGAGTTACAAAACCAGTTACAAACTAGTTACAAACACCCAAATTAGTTACAAAAACATAAAAACAGAGGGTCAGCACTACACCAACCCTCAATGTTTGTTATACATCTGCATTTATTTCCTGCTCATACATCTGATAAAATTCGTTCAATGCCGCTCCATGAATATGAAATAAATATCTCACATTGTAATTCATATCATCAGATATCTGGTTCCAGCTTTTCAGTTCAACATATCTTTCATATAAAACAGAGATATGTACATCATCCGGTAACTCATTAATCTGTTCACAAATTCTTATCTTCAGTCCAACCAGATCATCAATTTTATTATTGATTTCATCCTCTTTTTCTGAAATCTTTGCAAACAGTTCTTCATAACGACTACTTCCAGATTTACTGGTCTGCACTTTTTCACCAGTATCAGGACTGCCAATAGTATACAGCATACCTTTTAAGTTTTCTTTTTGCCGTATCATTCTGTTTATGGCTGCATCTTTCTCCCTGATCTGGTTCAGATACTCTTTTGCGGTCATTCCACAACACCTCTTTCCTACTTAAAGATACGCCCTGATTTCTTATGTCTCAGTGTGACACGTCCAACAATTTCAAATCCTGCCAGATCAAGCAGCAGTCTGAACGACTGCATAACCTTATGGTTCAGCTTGTCAATTTCCTGCTCCTGTTTCTTGGCAGATCCCATTGCAACACCTGCCGTCGGATCCGAATAACCCTCACTGTTCTTATAACTCATACAACCACCCCTCTGTTTATTCTTTTAAAATATCATGTATTATTACTCTGAACATTTCTTCAAATATTGGTACTACTATCGAATTACCGGACTGATGGTACAATGTTCGGTTCATTCGTCCTGGACTTCCTTTACATGCCGCTTCTGCCGCATAATAATCTTTATCAGAATATCCCATTAAACGCCAGCATTCCAGTTCCGTCAAATATCTGTATTTGCCATTACCAAGGGCTATTACTTGGGCCGGTGTTCTGTCTTGACGTGTAGTAATTGTATTTGCATATTTTTTGATGACCGTTGCCCGCCTTATTCCTTTCTTACCAATCGAATTATACACACTTGGCTGCGTAACGATATAACAATCTGGAATAACTCCGGATTCAAGAAAGTTTGAAATATCCTTCATTGATCTTTTACGCATCAATTCAAAATCAAAAGGATGATTTCCTAAAACTGACACTGTAAAGCACCTCTGCCTTGCCTGTGGCACCCCGTAATCCCGTGCGTCCAAGACTTTATAATTATTAGAATATCCCAATCTCTCCATGTAAGATAGGTATTTTTTAAAATTGTAAACCATATGCTTTGACAGAACGTTCTTCACATTTTCCCATATAACCACTGTGGGCTTCCATTCACCCATCTGCTCAATAATATGTACTGTTTCCCACATCAATGATGATCTTGTCCCTGAACCTTCATCAGCCCCTTTACCCTTATTGATTCTCCCATTGACCGCTGTTGCTTTCCCTTGATGTCCGGCAATACTCATATCCTGACAAGGTGAACCATGAATTAAAATATCAGGACGCAGATTCCACCCCGTGACATTTTGTATCTTATACGGTAAATCATCAGCAAATATGGCATTATATGAACGTACAGCTTTTTCATCAATCTCTACATAATCTATTGCTTTTACAGGTATTCCCATATTTCTTAATGCAACACGTGGCGAACCTATACCACCAAATAACTCAAGAATCTGTATCTGTCTCATCTTTTTATGCCTCCGTGACCTCTGAGAAAATGATCCAGTAATCTGTCACGCCAATCTTCTCTATGTTTTTCACAGGAATCCTTATCATCTACTAAGATTCCCTTGCGATCACAAAAACCATCTTCGTTGTCAATACATGTCCGACATGTCTTATCAATCATATCTTTATCACTCCCTTACAAATATCTTTCTGACCGTGTTATCTATTCTGCTGGATATAATTTCAAGGTGAAGTCTTTTCTTGATCTGCTTACTGAATACAATCTTACCCATAGGCTGCATATTATTATCTGCACAAAATACCTGATATCTTTTATATACGTCTGCTGTTGCTTCGTTCTCAATACTTTCAATGCCATTATCTTCAATGAATGCTTTAATAGGGTTGTTCTCATTTTCGTATTCATCCAACTGCTGCTGAACTTTTTTCGATTTAGTGAAACCATTATTTTCAATGATTCTTTTCAGTCCCTCAATACCAATCTTAATCATGTATTCTACTGAACTTTGTTCATTCAGTTCATACTTGATATACGGCCGGAATTTAGGGTCAATGGTAACTCCATCTTCCAGATACTTTGAGAATCTGGCATTAAATGGGATAATAACTAAACGTCTGAGAACTGCACCTGTTTTGTCTTTCATTCTTGGAATATCATTGGCACTGAACAGTAGCTTTGTGTATGGGTTAAATTCAAACGGATCCTGACCCTTTCTCTCAGCCTTGATTCTGTCACCAGTAACAATTTTCTTAAATACTGCCACCTGAGAACCTTGCAAGAAATCATCACCGATATCATCACCTAAATTTGCCAGCTTTCCGAATATCATAGATGTACTGAACCTGTCCCCCAGTTCTTTCAGATCCAATGCAGATGTGTTTGCTTCACCGAGAATTGTTCTTATGCAGCTTATGAATGTAGACTTTCCATTTGCTTTATCACCAGTAAGCATAAACGCCTGTCCTAATTCATTCTTTCTGTAAAAGCAATAACCAATAACTTCTTCCAGCAACATTCTGATAACCGGATCATTACAGGCAAGCCGGTTCAATGTATCATCTGCCAGTTCATTGTAAGCATCCGAGTTATAGTTCCACGGTATTTTGTTTGTGATAACTAAATCAGAGGTAAACGGTTGCATCTGATCTGTAACAATATCGTAAATACCATTCTGAAACGCTATATAACGGGCATCTGCTGCCGTTTTTTCTTCAGCTATTAATTCCAATAACTCTAACACTTCCAGACGTTGCGTCTTCTTCAGGTTCGGTATCTGCTGGATCATCACCTTCTCAATCTCCCGGTACCCTACCTGATAAATCCCATCTTCATATACATGAAGCTGACCATTGATTCTGGCTACATTACAGTTACTTTTTAACCAATCTGCAAAACGTTCAAATAAAAATGTAGTACCATTGAAGAACACAGGTTTCTGAAAGGCTTCATCTCTAAGGATCACTTCCAGTTCTTCATCAGAAAGTGATTCTTTCAGGACGTATTTATTCAGGATCCTGATAGCTTCCCTTGTTTCATCCACCGTAAAACCATTTGCTGTGAGTGTCAGAATGTAGTTGAACAGGGCCTGATTCCTACCATCTCCTGCATCCATATCAATAAAATCAGTGGCAGCCTTTACAGGAAGCATCCACTTCGGTAACTCCTGATATGTACCACCTTCTTCGATATCCCATTCAATGAAACGTTCTTCACCATTAATCTTGATAACCTCATATGATGTTCTGGTTCCACATTTGATGTCCGCTGTCAGCCCAATAGCAAGCGGCACATGTGTGTGGTTCCTTGTTACCTGATGATTTTTGAACAGGAAGTGCTTTCCTCTGGTAGTCTGGTATACTCTGCAATCAAGCTGATAGTCTTCAACAATATCCATCATGATTTCTGACTGTTCATAATCATCAATGTCTATCAGGATAGTGTCATTTTCCAGAACGCCCCCGAAACCGGGAAGATCTTTCACCTGCTCATAAGTCTTGAACCTGGTCTTATTCTTAAATTTTTCAACTGCTGCTTTTCCTTTGGTTTCAATATATCCTTTATAGAGCATCCCTCAACCACCTACTTGTCCCATTCTTTGATACATTGCGTATGTATAAAAATCTCAGTCCCACGCTTTGTTTTTACATATTCAATATCAGGATCCTTTTCATATATCTGTTTACTGCATACCGGACATATACATGTCCAGTTGTAATCTTTTTTCTTTAATGCTTTGTATCTATTCCACATTTGCACTTTTGTCATTTGAACATTTGCCATCATCTCCACCTTTCCGGTACTATGCTGCAATACCAAACTGTTTCAATCTTCTTTTTGCTAAGTCTATATACCACTGTTTGTCCAGGTTCTGCGGTACCTTTACCCCATTTACATCATCATTGTATATAAAGCAATGATCTGGTGTATCTGCGAACTTTTCAGGTTTACCACGGGAACCGCCGCACTTTAATATCCTACCATCCTGCAACTCATTTGAAGCAAATACCCGATAAGACTTATATGTATACCGCTGAGTCTTAGGATAATCGTAATATGTATGTTTTACCCTGACACCCTCAACACGCTGGACAGGTATACAGTGTTCATGTTCTACATGTGAATATTTATCTGACAGTTTCACTAGCTTCTGAAACTCTTTCAGATCATCACACTGATTTATTGTCTGTTCCACTGGTATCTTTTTGACCATGTAATCAACAAGGGCTTTATTCAGAATTGGAAGATCATAATCAACCGCTGAAAGACCTTTCAGATACTTACCGATTCTTTCCACATCACCATCAGCTGAAATCCATAAGTAATTGTTTACATCCTTCTGATAGATTTCAGAGATATTATCAAGTTCCAACAGGATAGAACATTTGTCTGTACTGCAACGCTGTTCCCACTCCCAGCAGATATCATCAACCATTTCAAATGCTTCATCAGTATCAGGAATCCAGATAATAAGACCATCAGTATTTGACTGGATCAATTCAAATCCAGGTATCACTTCCAGATGTTCAATCAGATCCAACAACATAAGCTGACCATTGATACACATGCAGTTGTTATTTCGTGGATCATATGCAGGGTTCGTTTTATCTTTCATGGCACCTGACAGCGCATTAAGCATTTTCTTATATGGTAACTGGGCCTTTTTCCATTGTTTAGCCAGTGGTTTATTACCTGCTTTTGCCGCCTGAACTTGCGCTTTCTTCATTTTCTTTCTGGTCACGTATACCTTCGGATAGTTGTCATTACCTGCTGCCCTGGTGACAAGTCCCCATGCGATCAGCATTGAAGGATAGTAGTTGTTCACATCAACGTGTAATATCTGCCCTGTTTTATGAATTGGTTTTTCAGTTGCACCATGCAAACCACCGAAGCCAAATGTATGAGGAATCCCAGCAACTACCGTTTCCAGTGAACGGTTATAAAAATATTTCTGCCACCGAAAAGAATCTGTCCAGTCACACTTTTCCATCTCTGACTTCCATTTCTTTTTCAGCTTTATACTATTGGCTTTCTCATAGTTTTCTTTGGCTTTTGCATAATTTATCTTCATTTCTTCAGTACAGTCTTTTACCGCTGTACTGAACCAATCCTGAACATATTTGTATTTGTTCAGTCTCAGACACGGAAGAAAGAAATAATCAAATTCATCATTGAAGTCCTGTTTTGTACACCCAAGAACTTTTGCTGTAATTCTGGCTTCACTGCTGCCGATATCGGATAGACTCACATATTCCGGGAACGCCTGTACAATTCCATGCATGGCATTAAATACATCTACATTTTCCAGAAATACTTTTATAGTTTCTTCAACATCATGCCGGCAGTAAAAAACTGTCTGTTCTATTTCTTTCTCAGTCAGCTTTCTTTTGATATCAAAGGGTACTTCTGTTTCCTTGATATTACTACCCATGAAACCTTCCATGGTCTTCAGACCAACAGGTGGGTTAGGCATAACATCATAATTTATCATTGGAAGTTTATTAAATACTCTTGAATACTGCCATCCTTCTTTTCCCTGAATGATGATCCAGTCATTGATCTTCTTTGGATCCAACCCCAACAGAATCCCTTTCATGATGTATTGGTCATAATGACGATTGTTAAATCCAACCCATATATTGCTCATATTTCGCTCATATAAGGTTCTTAACTTATCCTTGTCATTGATTATCACGTGTTCTTTTTGATTCGTCACATCAATGAAAACTGCAAGCCAGTCACGTTCAAAAACCTCAAAATCGTAAAATATCATCCTGTCACCTTTTCAAATGCAGGGTGGAATAACATATTGCTATCCCACCCATAACTTAATTAGCAGTCAAACACCTCATTGATAGTGATAGGGTTGAAATCTTTCGCAGCCCAATCAACCTCAGCTTCAACCTTTCCCTGCACTTCCTGAAAGATGTCAAGAACACAATCAGCAAAGTCAGAATAATTGTAAAATTCCGGTACGGTTTCTGTTTCCAGCTTGTCAAGCCATGTGCAAACGGACTTGATAGCCTTACCATCATTCCATTTTTCAGAAGTCTTGTTTCCAGAGATTACACGATTGAAAAACAGCAGTCTGCCTTTATGTGGACCTTCTTTGATCTTGCACTGTACCGCAAACATCAGCTTGTCTTTCGCTTTTGTCGGCTTAATTTCCATTTTATCGAAGCCAACAATATAAGTACCGTCCGGGACATCCTCAAATGAAGAAGGATCTGCATTCTTTACTTCTTCCTGTAATGCGTCAAGATCAACTTTCTTGTCAAATGCACTGAAATCTACTGCCATAATAATTCACCTATTTAACCTTTCATTTATATAAATTTATTTGTTATCTGATTACTGTCTGGTTCTGCGTCTTCTCTGCCCTCTGACCGGTGGTTCCGGTGCATTCATTGCACCTTCAGTTTCTGGTGTGGCATCCATTTTATCAGATTCAGACTCAGTAACTTCTGGTTCTTCCTGAACTGGTTCAGACTGTTCAACTGTCTGTTCAGCGGTCTTTCTTTCCTTGCGTGTTCTTCTTGGTGGTTTCTGTAACTCAGGGGCAGGTACACTTGCAGCCGCTTCTGCCGCAACATCAAAATCAACTTCTTCAGAATCACCTGCTGCTTCCTGAATTGCTTCATCTACTTTTTCCTGATACTCCACAAGTTTCTCATGGTTTTCAGCTTCTACCTCAGCCCTGCTCTTGCGTGTTCTTGTAGTCTTTTCAGCTTTTTCAACTGGTTCTGCTTTCTGTTCTGCTTTTCTGGTTCTGGAACGTCTGCCGGAAGCATCCGGTTTTTCAATATCACCTGCTACTTTCTGGTCCTCTTTGTCCATTTCTTCATCTGACTTATATGTACCCAGTTCATAATAATTTTTAATCTTGTCGTACACATAGTTCAGATCATTATCAATGGCGTAATTCTGGAACATTCCAAGAGGTGACTTAACTGTATCTTTTCCGCTGTTCTGAGTGTAAAAGTAATATTTAGCTTCATATACACCAGTTCTCAGAACGATTGTAAACAGTCCTTCAATGGTGATCTTCTCTCTTAACAGTTTTCCGATCAGCTTAACTGTAGTCAGTCCATTGTCCAGAGTTTCCAGATGGGTCATATAAGCAACTACCACATCATCCGGTAAGTCTTTGCACACATCAATGATCTCAAAGTAATTTGCACCGAAATCATTGTACTTGTCCCATCCAGTTTCCTTGATTCTGTTCATGTAAGGGATGGCAAGGATATACTGGAAATCATCAACCACGATCAGCTTTTTACCAGCTTTGACCTGTTCCTTCATGTACTTGATAATTTCTCTTGCATCTGTCACATTATCCAGTGTTTCAAAATGATTCTTGAATGGTAATGGTTTACCTACTGGATTTACTACTGCTGTAATAGCCGGATCACAATTTCTCATGCTGGTACTTTTACCTGTACCAGACTCACCCATGATTAATACTTTCTGTGCCATAATTCTTATACCTCTCTTTCTTATTCTTCATCCTCTGGATTGTTATTACCCTCAATGACCTTACTGGCCCACATATCAGCCCAGTGAAGGATCATATAAAGCTGTGTTTCATGCCCCTTGACACCATAGTTTGCAGTTTCATACAGTCCATCATGGTATCTGATAGCAAATTCTTCATCCTCTGTCAGATCAATGAACAGGGTTGCAAGTTTAATTGATCTGGTTGCATGATCCAGCGGTAACAGTGACGGATTACGTTTCCATGGTTTAGCATCTGACTGTTTACCGGATTTCAGGATGTTAGGAATGTACATCTGTTTTCCATAATCGCCGCATTTACCGAGATCATGCAATAAGGCGGCAATCACTACACTATCCTTGATTTTGTTGTAGCCTGCACCACCCAGCAGGGAGACACCGATTTTTTCAGCAGTAAACATTACATTGACTGAATGTGCGGCAAGTCCACCTTTTTCATATGAATGGTTTCCACCAGATGCAGGGGCTTCAAAAAATCCGCACTCTCTCATATACTCAATCAGGTCAAGGACTCCATCACGCCCGGTTTTAATCAGTTCTTCCCTGATAATATCCGGGTAATTGTATTCAACCGCAGTTGCTTTCTCATTCGCCCCTTCTGCAACCTCATTTTCTAATGTACCTGTTGCAACCTGCTCTGCTGTCATTTCTTCAACTTTCTTTTTTGCCATGTTTATTTATCCTCTCTTTCTTAATTTTTCTTTCCACTGATCCTGAAACTCAATATTGTCCAGGTACCATGAATTTCCCTTTTCAGTATCTGCTACAAATTCCTTGAAATTATCAAAATCTTTTGGGTACAGTAAAATCCCACGTCCACCAGCTTTTCTGATTTTTTCAAGATTGTAAAGCTGTAACTCTGATGGTTCCCCTCTCGGTGCTTTTACCTCAAGTCCAAGGAATCTACCATACATACACACCAGTAAATCAGGAATCCCACTTTTGGTATAAGCTGCACCACCCCAGTATTTCAGGAACCAGAATCCTTTTCCCTTCAGGAAGGTTTTCACCTTATTTTCAAAGTTCTTCTCTGCTGCCGTGTTACTCACCTCTTTTCACAAGTTCTGTTTCAAATTTCTGAATGGATGCAGTTGTTGCAATTTCAGTAATAATACTAGCCGCATATTCCATTGAACTGTCACGGTCAACCTGATATTTGTCTGAAACATCACATATCCCAGAAATAAGGTTGTACACCAATTCCGTAATGTCAGCTATGTATTCTGTCCGTTTGTCACCCGTCAGAAATTCACAAACTGTCTTTCTCTGTTCTTTGATTTCTTCCATTTCTTCTCCCTTCTCAGATTTATATGTATATCCGTTCGCATAAGCAAACAGTGTCAACCATGCAAAGTTGATACAGCAAATGATCCCAGGAATCCAGGAATAGGAATCTAACAGACTACCAAAATATAAAAATGAGATACCATTGATAAGTGTAATCAGCTTTAAAACTCTATTTTTCAAACAACTCATCTGTCAGTTCCTTCCCCTTTCTCAATGCTGCAAGATTCTTTTCCTCAAAACTGCCTTTCACCAGCAGGTAGTAATAAAAGCAACTTTTATCCTGTCCTATACGGTGAATACGTTTCTTTGACTGTTCCCATAAATCACAGGATCCTTTGCCAAGTGGCAGGGTGTAGTAAATGATCTTATTTGCTTTCTGAAAATTTCCACCCATTGCACCGGCCTGATACTGAATAAATGTCACGCTGTTCTCTACACACTCATAGGCATACATTGAACGCCCTGAACCATTCACAAAACTTACTTCCCGGTCAAGTGCTTCACATATTTTCCTTAGCCTTGTAAGTTCCTCATTAAAATTGTAGAAAACAATCACCCTGTCTTCTGTTGATTCCAGTAAGTCCCTGAATGCATCCATTTTCTCCTGATGGTACATTCCACATAACTGCCTTGCATACAGAATCTTAATAAGACTGTTATCACCCACCAGTTCCGTACCATCATCTAAAACCAGATAACCATTTTTCATGAAATGTCTGTACTCTTTGGTAGGTTTCACATAAATCTTCTGTTCAATCTGTTCAGGCAGTTCAATGACTTCCTGCGTTTTCATAAATACTGCCCCATGTTGTGACAGTTTCTTTTTCAGATGATCTACGTGTTTATACCCAGTAACAACTTCCCGTTTGAATTGCCCCTGTTCTACCCATTCTGTATCTACATAGGAAGCCCAGAATGCTTTTTTCTTTATGTCCCATCCCAGCAGCTTGCATTGTGACCACAGCTTTTCATATTTACCGGATGTTGGTGTACCTGACAACAGAACAACGCTTTCTGGTTGTAATCTCAGAATGAATTTTGCTCGCTGTGTAGTCTCATTTTGTATCAGTGAAGATTCATCCAACATCAAAGTAAAATCCTTTATATGAGTGATATATGAACGCCTGTATACCAAATCATAGTTGATAACACCGACAATCTGTTTTTTATAGTCATAGATGGTACTGGTGTCAATCAATTCCCGGAACCGTATCACCTGTGTTTTCTTTGTCAGATTGAACACTTCATAATCTGGATAGTATTTTTCAAAGTGATCCACCCAGTCATCAATCTTTGATTTCTGGCAGACCACCAGATTTACGTCATTATTCAGCAAGTACATTTTCTCTGCACCGACAAAAGTTTTACCAAGGCCCATGTCCAAGTAATATGCGCATCTGTTGAATGCTTCTGTCTGGTCAAGGGCTTTTTGCTGGTGTGGCATAAATTGTAAAGAAGTCATGATAAAAATTTTAAAATCGCAGCTAATCCTTGATGTACATTACCAACCTGTTCAATCAGGTTTCCTTTCAGATCATCACCTTTTTCTTCACATACATCCGGCTGACAGGTAATGTTTAATTCAGCTGCAATTTCATCAACCACCTTGTCAAACATGGCATCAAATACCGCATCTGAAAGGTCATGATTTCTAATGATTTCAAGACGGATAATATTTTTCACAGCTTCGGTAATATCATCCTGTGAAATATTTCCACCTGTAAGTGCATAAGACTTATTAATAGCGTCCTGAATACCCTTATCAATTCCTTTTTTCTTAATAAGTTCCATAATCTTTTCCATTACTTTTATCCTCACTTTCTACTTTCTACTTTGATTCCTGTACATTTTCTGAAAATTTCTGCGTCAAAATTCGGTAATGACTTGATGGTATTCTTGGCACCCTCAGTCAGACCATCCCACCAGATCTGTGCTGACTCTGATTCATCCAGAACCTTCAGATAGCCGCCTGTTGTTTCATAAGTTGGGTATTTCTCTTTTTCTTCATCTGTCATATCGTATGAAGAAACCCATTCAACGACATTTTTAGGAATATTAGTCAACGCATAACGTGCATCAGAATTGATCCAGTCACGGTAAGTCCAGTCAGTAGGTTTATCGAACAGCATAATCTTCTGTTCTTCTGTCATAAAACAACCAGTATTAAAAGAAGAAAGGTTCCAATCCCCGGTGTTGCAATTCCCGGTGTTCCAATCCCCGGTGTTCCAATCCCCGGTGTTGCAATTCCCGGTGTTCCAATTCCCGGTGTTCCAATCCCCGGTGTTGCGATTCCCGGTGTTGCAATCCCCGGTGTTGCAATCCCCGGTGTTGCAATCCCCGGTGTTGCGATTCCCGGTGTTGCGATTCCCGGTGTTGCAATCCCCGGTGTTGCAAAGACCCGTACAACCTTTTCCTGTATTCACAATTGTCAAGAGTTCCTGCCAGCTGATCTCACGTACAATCTGGATTTTGTTAGTGCAACATTTTGTATCATCTGATTCAGTATCAACCGTCCCCAGTGCAAGAACTTCTGCAACCTTATTTTCAGGATTGAAACCGTAATAACTGAAACAGTCAGATGCTTTTGTACAGAAGTGAAAACCTCTGTCACAACACTTTGGCGTTACATCTTCCTCAAATGTCTTACCTACTTCGTACTGGAAGTTTCTACAAGTCCAGTCTGGGTTAAATACTTTATAGCCTTTAATTGATTCGCTCATTGTCATTTTTCTCCTTTAATTATTCCATCTAATCCTCAGATCAATATTCAACTGCTCTTTGATTTCTTTAATGTAATCATCCCAGGTTGCCAGATCATCCATGAGATACTCAGCACCTTCTTCCATCTTGGCAATCAAACGTCTGCAACGTTTCTCACCGAAACCAAATTCGTCATGAACGGCAGCAACACATAAGATGGTGAATGTATCAATTGTCATTTCCTTGATTTTCTGTGATGCTTTATCCAAATCCTTATCTGCCAGAGAAGTATGTATTCCGGTCACACCACGAAATTTACATTCTCTCTCTAATGCTTCAAGTCCACCTTCCTTTACAATTCTTCTGGCAAGATCAAGACCGTCTTCACGACCTCTTTCATACTCTCTCATTTTGTTCATAAGGCAATCCCCTCAACTTCTGCAAATCTCTTTGCATTGATAAAATAGGACCATCTGTTGTCAGAGGTATGTACTGCATATCCCCATGGAAAAACACCCTGCTGTAAACCTTTTCTGACCGTGTTATGGTTCATACCCATCAGTTTCGCCGCCTTCGTCACATCAAGTCTCGGGATAACGCCATCCCTAATTTCAAGCTGCGGCATAACCTGAAGTTCCTGATCCATGCCGGTGAAGTAATCAGAAGCCAGACCAAGTGACGTAGCAATGGCACTCTGGACATCTTCTGACGGGATCTGTTTACCTGACAGATACTGGCTCACAGAACCCTTACTTTTCCCGGTCATTGTTACCACCTGCCGCTGGTTCAGGTTCAGTTCCTGCATTGCCTTTTTTAATTTCTCAGCAAATTTCATTCATCCTCACCGCCTTCCGGGAAACTATTGTTGTTATACTGTCTCATAATATGGATCTTATATTTTCCATCTGAGCATTTCTGAGCCTGAATGATGCGGTAACCTTTCTTGCTGTCCTTCAATTTCTGCTCAAATACCGCAAACTCCATTTCAGAATCAAACTCAATGAACTGTTCAATCCACGCTGAAATGATTTTTTTCATTGCAATCCTGCTCACTTTCTGCTACTATGTAGCTGAAATTATTTTTGTTGCTGTCCCATGGGAACTGGTACTTCCTGTGGGACTTCTTTATGCAAGGAACTTATTGATAAAATACTGCTGTCCCTTACCAGTAACTTTTGTTGTCCTGCTGATCCTGATTGAGCCATCCGGGTTATTAATCACTGTTTCCTTAATTTCAAACAGACCAAGTTCCATAGATTTCTGTGTTGGCATATTTCTACTTGATCCGGTTTTAATTAAGTACCCGTTATCTCTCATCCATGTGAATAATCTACGCTGTCCAGTCTCAACACCATTCTGCTTCAGGATCTTTGCCAGCTCTCCAATTAATATGGATGTGTGGCTTGCAGCTACTGCATCAGCAAAGGTTTCTTTGGGTTTCATCCTCTGAACATCTTCAAGTAATGCTGTATTACTTGACTTTAACTTTTCAATTTCCTTGTCAGCAATTTTCAACGCCCTTGCAAGAACCTGTTCCGGCGTATTCCATGCCTTTTCAAGATCAATGAAGTACTGGCGGTACCGTCTGCCTTTCTCTGATCTCTGGATCATGCAAATCTGTTTCGCCATATCTACGGAAATCTCATAATCTTGTAATTCCTGCCTTGCCAGGGTGTTAAATTCTTTACACCCTACATAATCAGTACTTTCCTGAAATCCGTATTGTAACTGTCTATTGAACCATGACTGAAACCTTTCAGAAATTCCCAAACCTGCATGTAAATCCCTTGCTGATACTGTCGGCTGTTCCCCATCAAAATTGATGGGAATTAACACATTTGACATTTACTGACCTTCTTTCTTTTCTGGTTTGTCTTTTTCTTTCTGCTTTACCATTGCTTCACCCATTCCCAACAGATAACCTTTATCAAACTCAGACATCTTAGGTACTGCGGTCGCAATTGTTTCAAGAATCTTCTTTTCTTTTTCTGACATAACTTTTCACTTCCTTTCTCTTGGTTATAGTCTTGCTTCGCTTGGACAATGTAAGTCAACAAGGTACTGTGTCCTCTCGCTCGTTGATTCTTCCGCTTAACACCTTCTTGGTTGAGGGGTAAAGTTCTGATTGGTTCAGACTGTTCATTTTCTTCAAGTAGTATGAACACTGTGCTTTCTTGCCCTGTTGTTCCTGCTTTCTTCAACTGTTTTGCCGGATCATGTTTATTCTGCATTCACTCCATCTGATACATCTGTCAGCATAACTACCATGTTACTTGTGAACCGCCCTATCGCTTCATCCGGTCTTTCCTGCTTTCCTTATTGACTTATGTGACCTGCCATCATCAGCACCGGGTGGTCATTTCCGGTGGACGGTCATTTCTGACCGTTTCGGCTATTTATTTTCTAAAACAATTTCAAGCACATTATTTTCAACCACTCCCATATCAATAACTCTTTTGTCTAAAAGTTCACCTGCTTCATCACAATCCAAAAAGTATTCTGCATAGTGATTTGTGCTGAACTTCATGCCGTACATTTCCATTGTTACTCTAATCATTGTGTTATTGTCGATTACCATTAAAATATCATTAAACTTCATATCTCTTTTTCCTCTCTTTCTTGATGTGTTGCTATCTGTCTTTGTTGGTATACCGCAATTATATGTTGGTTAATTTCATTTGTCAATAGTTTTTTTGCAATTTACCAACATTTTGTTATTTACCAACATTTTGTTATTGATTTTTTGTTTGTATTGCTGTACAATACAAAATAAGAAAGGAAGTGAACAAAAATTGAATGAAAGATTAAAAAAGTTAAGAAAATCATTAGACTTAACTCAACAAGAATTTGCCGACAAAATAGGAATAGCTAGAGGAAATATTGGTGCTTATGAAGTTGGAAAGAATGCGCCCAGTGATGCCGTCATTTCTTTGATATGCAAAACAGACTTCTCAAGAGGTAGGGTCAATGAAAAATGGTTGAGAACTGGTGAAGGTGGGGACGATAACATGTTTATCGAAGCCCCAAGAGATGAACAGATTTCTAAATTTGTTGGTGAATTGTTAAAAGAGGAAGAAGATTCTTTCAAGAAAAGGTTTATATCAATGCTCGCTGCACTGGATGAATCTGACTGGGAATCTTTGAAAAAGATGGTTGAACTACTGCAAGAAAAAAGGGACTGAATTAATTCAGTCCCAGAATTGCTCTGACATATATGTAGATCAGACGTAACCGTCTATCATCTGCATGATCGAGCATTTCCATTATTTTTCTTTTATAGTCCAATACATCCATCCCCTTCGTGAACCACACGACCCGAAACAGTAGCGATAAATATATTATCGAACATCTGTTTGTTATTGTCAAGTGGTAAATTATGGAAAAAGGTACGATATGAAAGATAAAAAGACTGGGCTTCGTAAAGAGATAATTCTCATAACAAGTATCGCATTACTGATTATCTCCGTTACTTCTTCCGGCACTAAACTTTATTTTTCTATTCCATCAGCTCTGGTATGTTTCCTTTGCGAAACATATGGGCTTGCTAACAGAACCAAAAATAAAACATACAAATTTATATTTTCTGTTTTTTCTCCGTTCTGTTTCCTGCTCCTACATTTTTGGCTGCTATATTTATGCAAAGCCCCTTCTACAATGATGAAAAGAGCACATTCCAGTTATATCATTGTGATTGTAATAATTGCATTACTGGACATATGGTATTCATCATTAATTTCAGAGAAAGTGCAGCCGCCAATTGTTCAACAAATTGATTTTTCTGAAATACCTGCACCTGTTGAAAACATAACATCAGACGAACCAGTTCAGACAATGAATGAATATATTGAACTATATAATGACAAATTTGATTACATGACTGGTCCCGATTTTGAAGTATATTGTGCTGATCTGCTACGGAAAAATGGCTTTATAGACGTATCTGTGACATCCGCAAGTGGTGATTTTGGTGCTGATATTATTGCAACTCAAAACAAAATAAAATATGCCATCCAATGTAAATGTTATTCTTCAGATATCGGCGTAGACGCAGTATATCAGGTTACTGGTGGTATGAAATATTATGATGCTAATGTGGGAGTTGTTCTCACAAACAGATATTTTACACGTCAAGCGAAAGAGTTAGCTTCAAAAATCGGCATTGTGCTGTGGGATAGAGACTTTTTAATCTCTCTGATTGATTCTAAAGCTGATATTGTTTCAGACGCAAGAATACCAAGGCAAGAAGATGGAACTTATGACCGTGATGTACATTTTGAAGAAGCAGGTAAACTTATTATTAAAAAAGAAAATGCGTATGTTGGTTCACTGCAAAGAACATTTAAAATTGGTTTCAACAGAGCAACAAGAATTATGGATCAGCTTTGTGATGCAGGAGTTATAGGGCCTGAGAATGGAACAAAACCAAGAAAAATTCTTATGTCTATGGAAGAATTTGAAGAATATTTGAAAAATCATTAG